CCAAAGATCAGCCATTGTCGATGCCTTGATAAAGCATGGCATTTCTACGGGCATTACCAATGCCGCAGTCCAAGGAGACTCGAAATGAGCCTGAACGGTTCTGGAATATTCAATGTCAACAGCACCGGACAGCCAGTTGTCGGGAACACTACGATTTCCGCATCGGTATTCAATGCCTTTACGGCTGATGTTGCAACTGCGTTGTCTACTGCACTGTACAAGGATGGACAGGCAACAACTACTGCAAGGATTCCGTTTGGGTCTGGAATTTCAGTATTTGGCGTGAACCTTGATGGTTCTGGCGGAGCTGGGCAAGTTGGATTTTTGCAGGCCGGAACTGGGGCAACAGCGACTACTGCACAAGCCAAGATGCGGCAGTTTATTAGCGTTATGGACTTTGGCGCAACCGGGGATGGATCAACCAACGATAGAGCTTCTATTCCGCTTGCAGAAGCGGCTGGATATTGTTTTTTCCCCAAAGGAACATATGCAATTGCATCAAACCTTACCATTACTGGGGATATGTTTTTTGCTTCAGGAGCCAAGCTAAAACCTGCCTCCGGCGTAACCATTACGGTTACGGGCAGCATTTACGCAGGGATTTATCAGATATTTGACACGTCTGCCGGGGGGCATGTCAGTTTGGTTGGAGCAAAAGCAAATTGCTGCTATCCGGAATGGTGGGGGGTCATTGGCGGGGATGGGTCATTTAGTTCAGGCAATGCGGCAACTAATAAACCGTTGATTGACGAAATACTTACCTATGGTTCTTTTGAAATCCACTGGAAACAGCCCGGTTTTTATTGCACCACTGGGCACACTATGACTATTGCTCATAAATTTGTTGGGCTTGGAATTTCTGCCGCAAATGCAATTTATGGGAGTGGTATTGTATTTAGTGATAATGCTTTCATGGTTTCGCAAGGGGCATTGCTTGCGGATAAAAAGTATGTGTTTCAAAATGGAGTCGGATCTGATTGTCCCGTGTTTGAGGACATATCTGTTATTGGAAATTCGACAGATTGTATTCCACTGGGGATATTGCCATCATCCACGCAAGTTTTGAATTGGCAATGCCACGCCTATCGATCCAAATTTACGGGTTACATTGGGAAACACTTAGCTTGGGCTAACTGGAATACATGGGAAGCCTGTTTTTTTGAAGGCAACCGTGCCCCCGTAGCTCATACAAGTTGGAATGACACTACCGGAGCAGGAAGCGCCTGTTATGTGCAAAAGCAAAACTATGTTGGTTGTTTGTTCAGTCAAACACAACAGGCCAGCGGCAACATTTTCTTGCAGAACCGCGACGGAGATGCCAATCCGGGCAGCTTGGCAATCAGTAACAATAGCTTTACCTCCTGTAATTTTGAGGGAGGATTCAACGGCCTGTACTTGATGGGGCGTGAGCAAAATTTTGTTGCCTGCCACCTTGAAAACCTAAATGGCACCTATTGGGTGTCAGGGGAAAGCACCACCTATGATTCGCTGTGGCAAAACCCTTCGTGCAATACCGGAGCCGGAACGCTTACTGGAGATTTGTTTGAACTGTTGCAAGATATAGGGTCAAGAAGTTCTGTTTTCCCGCTAACATCAACGGTTGTAACGAGTCTTACAGGTTGCGCGATTGTTCCTACTTCGACCATACGCTATACGATCATTCCGGGCGCAATTCAATTTGTGCAACTAGACTTACAGGCTGTTGGTGGGATCAGTAATAGCGTTACAAAAACATTGACAACTTTACCAACATGGTTACGTCCTGCCGGCGACAGAGTAGGGATAATTCAGGTTTCTGACAACGGTGGTGCTTATGTAGTCGGAGCGTGTATTGTTAAAACGACAGGGGTAATTGAATTATATGCAAGCATTAACTTTGCCGCGTGGACAGCAGCAGGAACGGCGACCATTCAAAACGGCAGCATTACTTATTCATTGGATTAACATCGTAATTAAGATTTCCCTACATAGCATATCTTGTAAATGATGTAACATAAGGAAAAGAAAAGTGGAGCTACCAATGGACGAGCAAGTGCATCAAACGCTGGGAAAGCATGATGGCTTGATTGAGTCATTGCAGCGGCGGGTTGAGAAGATCGACGGCAATGTGGAGAAGATTCTGGAGCATATCAACAAGACCAAGGGTGGGTGGCAGGTCATGTTGATTATGAGTAGCGTCGCAGGTGCTTGCGGAGCTGCGATGTCCAAGTTCATTACCCTGCTGTGGTACTTGCCCAAATAGGGAGGCAACATGCAAATCATTCAACAAGCCCTGAAAGACCCTTCAATCCTCAATGCGGTTATCTTTTGTGCTTGCGCGGGGATAGGGCAATTACTGCATGCGGTCAAGAAATGGTCTGAGGGGTATCAGTGGATGACGGCAAACCCTCGGCAGACGGTTGCGGCCATCATCGGTAATCTGACCGGCATGTTTGGGTTTATCTCGACCGGATCGCTGGACGAAATCAGCAAGATAGGAACTGTCGTATCCCTTGGGATATTTATGGGCCTGTCAGCCGATAGTGTGCTGAACAAGGGGAGCAAAGAAGTCTGGACCCCGGAGCAACGGGACGCAGCTAAGTGAGCTACCTCGACATTTGCCAGCAGCAGTTGCCCATAGATGAGGGCGTTCGGGGGAAACCGTACCGTGACACGGTTGGCAAGTGGACGATAGGCATAGGCCGCAACCTAGACGACATCGGCGTGTCTGAGGATGAGATTGCGCTGATGCTGAAGAACGACATTGCGCGGGCGGCTAAGGCAGCAAAACAACTTGTCCCTTCATTTGATACGCTAACTGAAAATAGAAAAGCTGTTCTTGTAAATCTTGCCTTTAATATTGGGCCAATCAGATTATCTGGGTTTATAAAGATGCTTTCTGCTATTGCTGACCAAAATTACGATGAGGCTGCTGAAGAAATGTTGGCCTCAAAATGGGCGTCTCAAGTTGGGCAAAGGGCTATTCGTCTGTCAAAACAGATGCGTGAGGGATAATGAAAAGCAAGCCATGTTTATATTGTGGAAATGTATTCCACCCGATTGGCTCTCGTAGTAAATGCTGTTCAATGGCCTGTCGAATCGGCCTTAAATCTGTTCAAACAGAAAGTGGATGCATTGATTGGGAGGGAAGCATTGGAACACATGGCTATGGGGTAATAAATATCATGGGGGATGTTCTCGTCATTCACCGATTGGTGTGGGAGTTGAATTTTGGAGCAATTCCGGACGGGATGTATGTTTGTCACAAGTGCGACAACAGAAAATGCGTTAATTTGTCTCATTTATTCCTTGGGACGCCAAAAGACAACAGCGTTGATATGACCATCAAAGGTCGGCATTGGTGCAAAGGAAAAACTCTTTCTGAAGAGTATAGAAATCGGCTAAAAGTACCAAAATCCTCATATACCCGCACGCCTGAAGTGCAATCAAAAATTATGAAAAAAGCATGGGAAACTAGGCGACTTGCCAAGGCTATGCGCGAAGGATGACCCCCTATGTCTACCTGGCTGGAGCGATTGCTTTCCTTCTGGCATGCGGCGGTGCCTACGTCAAGGGAAGAACGGATGGAGATGCAATCACGCGCTCAGAGTACGCAGCCCGCGACCTCCAAGCCTCCGAAGAAGCGCGTATCGTGGAAAGGGGGCTATCTGAGAAATACCGTGCGCAAGAGCAGCGATGGAGCCAAGCCTTCCAAGTCGCGGGCACGCAATACCAAAGGAGCCTAGATGCGAATCACACTGCCTTGCTTACTGCTGATGCTGTCCGCCTGCGCGACCCCTTCGCCAAGCCCGAAGCCTGTAGTGGTGCAACCTCCCAAGCTGCCGCCAATACCCTCGCAGCTAACTCGGGAGGAGCCAAACTTTCTGACACGCTTGCTCGATTTCTCAAGTCAGAAGCCAGCCGCGCCGATGCCGTAGTGCTGAAACTTAATCTGTGCATCGACACGCTGGAGTCGGAGCGGCGTTAGATAGGCTCCTGCTGCAAGGTTGCCAACTTGGCGTGGATGGCGTCAACTTCGGCTAGGAAGGTGGTTATCCCGGCCTGAAGTTTGGCGATATATTCCTCGTCCCTTGGGATACGTTGAATGTACATGCCAAGCCTGCCATTGATCCGCGGGTCAAAGCTTCCGAAGTCCCACCATTGACGGCCCGTTATCATCATCAGCCCTTGAACTTGAGGAATGTGATCTTCGGGCATGCCGGACAAGAAGCAGTTCAGGTGATTGGTTGAGTTGAAAGGGCACTTGAACTCTGTGCCCCCATCGTCATCCACTAGCCCATCCGGCGAGCCACCACACATGGCAATTTCAGGGTGATGGATAAAACCTACCTCATTGACCATGTTGCCGGTGCGGGCCTCGTATTCCATCCGTGCAAGCGGTTCGTTTTCGGTGCCGTGCATCATAGCCGTAGACTCGAAATGCTGGCATGGCTTGCCGGTAAGCCGTTCCGTGACAAGCTCCCACATATAGGCGGTGCGCTTGGCCCCCGGCTTGCCTGCTTTGGTAAAGTCCATGACATCTTTGAAGCGAGATGCCGTACAGAACCCCACCCGAGACATGAGCCATTCCACGCTGCCCTGCTCGCCGGGTTCCTTGCCCGCCCCGAAGGGCACAGACATATCCGCACCCAATGAATCAAGAATCTCCCTGTCGTCGCTCATATTGGCTCTCCCTGTGTCTTTTTCAGTTGTTTGCGCTTGGCAAGAAGTGCTGCTCTTAGGGTTTCGTGCGCTTCAACGTCCCGCGCTTTTGTGGTAACGGCAGACGCCTGCGCCCATAACTCCTTGGCTGCATCGTCAGTTGTCAGTGCATCAATGGCCTTAAGCCAAGATTGCAAGTCCTTATCAGACATGCCCTGCGGATGGCCGACCCCGTTGCCGTCGTCGTCATCTTCCCCGATGGAGATATTGAATATGCCCTTGAGCAAATACCTAGCGCCATACGACATGGCAGAACCAGCGGCGTGCGTTTTGGTCATGACATCGCCACCCTTTGCCCCCTTGCCATCGGCGGGCATATCCGCCTTGTAAATGCGTGTGTATCCCTTGCGGGAGGCATAGGCTATTACGCGGATGTGGTCAGGCTTTGGCGAATCCTCAGTGCCAAAACTGATGGCGATTCCCTCTGCGGTGTAAATTGGGCGCAAAGCACGGTCCAGTCTTGCATAGGTGGCGTACTTGCTCCGAGTCTGCGAGTTGTTGGCATCCGCTGATATGGTGCCGCAAAGTTTCTGGCAGCGTACCAAGGCATCGTTAAACTCAGCCTCTGCCTGTTTCTCCACCATTCGCTCATGCATCTGCATCAGCCGTTCCATCTTGTCGATGTCCACGTTCGGGTCACGGCTTGCCCGTTCGATCATCTGGATGAACGAAATCGCCTCAGATGGCGTGACTGCCGTAGTCTCTCGCTCAATCAGTTCATTGCTCATTGCTCTCTCCCTCAGTGAACCAAGCTATGCGGTGCCATACGGTGCCAAGCTCGGAGTTGACGTACATTTCGCGGACACGCCGGATAACGCGCATGATGGCTATCTTGTCCTGCAACGGGATCTGGCCCCATGCGGGCGGCACGGGGTAATCGGTGCTAACTTTGGCTAGGCGCATCCATTCGTTGCGCACTGACTCGGGCCACTCGGCCCATATCTTCGGTAGCCACTCGGCGCGGTTGACCTTGAGCGCAGACCAGACACGCCGCGGGGTGGGTAGGTATTGCAAGGCTTCCATATCGTCCTCCGTGGTGATTGACGCTGCGATAAGCAGCGTGATTGCTATTCGTAGCCGTCGCCGTAGCCGGAGCCGTCGCCGGAGCCGTCGCCGTAGCCGGAGCCGAAGCCGTAGCCATCGCCGTAGCCGGAGCCGTAGCCGTAGCCATCGCCGTAGCCGGAGCCGTAGCCGTAGCCGTAGCCGGAGCCGTAGCCGTAGCCGTCGCCGTAGCCGTAGCCGTCGCCGTCAAACGTTACATGCCTGACCATTTTGCTTGCTCCACATCAATAACGCTGATGACTGCGCGAAAAGGCAGGCGAACAGTTCCAACGATGTCTAGTACGGTTTTACTTGTAGGACCAAAGACCAGTTCGCCAAGCCCTTTGGTGGTTCCCCATACCCGCAAATTCTTGGCATTGCGCAGGACAAGGAAATCTTCTTCCTTCTCCATCCTTCCGATGTACACAAATCCGCGATCCGCTACAACAATCTTGATATCGCCGTCGCACTTGCTTTGCTGATCCTTGCGCACGTATTCAACATCATCAATCTTGATTGATTCAGGCTTGCTCATGTTATCTCCTGTGGTTTGTGTGGTGACGCGCCAGAATACTATCCGATGTAAAAACATTGCACAAGTATTATTTTTGCGCTATGCTTCGGGCACTTTATTGACGAGGGCGACGGGATGAACATATCTGACCGACCAACCAACATGCTGCACCGGCAGCTAATGGCGATGAGGCTTGCTGCGAGGGCGCACTATCCAAAGTCATTTGCGCACCTGATGCCATACCGACCCCATTTTGTGAGGGAGATACTTGCGATGCGAGCGGAACTGCGGAGGCGAAATGAGTCCTAAGACGGTAATCAGGCACTACGGCGGCAACAAGTCATTGGCGGCAAAAGAACTGCGGATTGCTAGGCGCACGCTGTACAACTGGCTTGATTATGGCTCGGTGCCGATCAAGATGCGGGCTTACGTGGCTGAGAGGATGGCGGCTTATCGGGGGGGCAGATGAGAGCCGGTCATGAAGTCCTTCAAGTCCTAGTCAAGCCCATGACCATCATGGAAATATGGTTTAGAACCAATCTGCCATTCAGGAGAGTGCAGGACCATGTACACAGAATCCTCAAGCCCGCAGGAAGAATCTGCGCAGTCGGAAAACGAGGGTATTACACGCTCTACGCACGCATCGACAAATCGGATGGCGATGCCTCAGTGCAGCGAGATAGTGGACGCGTTTCGGGAGACATTCGGCGCGCTCAAGGTGACTTACGCAGCGGAGGCGGGAATGGGAAAGGGCAAGCAAAGGCCGCCTGAGCCGGAGCCGCCTAAGTTCAAGTTGTATGGATGGAGTTTAATGCTTTATGGAGGAAATCATGAATGTAAATGAGATTGCAAATCGAGTTGCAGAAATAAATACACTTCGTGGCGATGATGAAAGGGCACACATTGCAGAAGATAATTTACATATTGATGTATTGAATGCCATTGCGATGGGGTCATGTTCTGATGCAGAAGCATGTGCTAAAGCCGCATTGGAAACTTTGAAAATAGATTTCACTCGGTGGTGTGCATGACTGACCGCGACGAGAAGCAGAAGATTATTGACGCGCACAAGTTTTACCGTGCGATGGCGCTAGACCCGGTGAAGGCGGCACGCGCACCGGCTATCGAGGAACTGAAGCCCATCCGCACTAGACAGCCTCGGACTTCCTCGGAGCCTTCGGAAGCCGAGATACTGAAGGCGATACTGCAACTGTTGCACAGGCACCCAAAGGTTGCTAAAGTATGGCGAGTCAATTCCGGCAGCTTTAAGCAGACATACGGCGG